AGTAGGATCAGTGTTTACAGGTCTAAGTTTAGTTACTTTACCCTCTGCTTCTTCAACTAATTCTTGTGCTATTTTCTTTTCTTGTTTTCTAATTTCTTTTAAATCATAAGCTACTCGGTCCACTATATCATCTTTTTGTTTTGTGCTTAAATTAGTTGCGTCATCTAAACCAGAAGTTTTTATAATTAATTCTCTTTCAGCTTTATTTGCTCTTATTGCTTTTTCAGCTAATTCTGTTTCTGCAAGAATTTTAGAAGTTACAGATTTAGGACCAATTATTTCTGCTTCAGGAAAAGCTTTATTAACATTAGCAACTAAATATTCATCAGCTAATTTTTCATCTATTCCATGATCTTTTAATATTTTTTTAGCTTCATCTAAATTTTTAAGTAAGCCTTCATCTAATTTACCACCTGATTTAATTAGTTCTTCAATAGATTTAGAACTAATCTTATCTTTTGCTGCTGTTAAAACAGCTTTTTTAATAGCTTGACCAGTTAATAAAAAAGCAGGAGTTGCAACTAAATCAATTCCTGCCATTAGTGCTGCTTCTAGAGTTGCTGCTTTTAAATAATCTTCATCATTAATACCTTCACCTAAACCATAAACATATCTTCCTATCATTTTTTTAGTCATCTCTGCAGTGAACGTAGCACCAGCAGAACCTGCTGCAGTACCTACAATTGGAGTTATAAAACTTCCACCTACACCACCAGCTATTGCAGATGCAACTGTAGCAACATCTCCTCCTATTGCTGCTAAATCACCTTTAGTTGGATACAATGTTGGTGCATTTGTAGTAGTCCATTTATTAGTACCACCTAATTCTACAGGAACTTTATAAGTAAATACTTTTTCTTTTCCTTTTCCTCCAGCAAAAATATCTTTATCTAATTCATGATATTTAAATTCAATTTTATCTTTATATTTTTCTATTAATTCTGGATCTAATTTTTTATCTTCTATTAAATATTCATTTATATATAATTTTTTAGCATCATTAATTGTAACTGAATCATTTTGTAAACCTAAACTTAATGCTGCTCTTATTTCTGCGGGAAGCTCGTTATCAACTTCTGTATTAATTCCGTAAGCATTTAATATATCTTTTTTTCCAGGATTATATTCTGCTAAATACATACTTTCACCTGATATATCCATAGCTGCTGCGCTATTAGACATATCATCTATTTTTTTACTTACTCTAGCTTTAGTGTCGTCCATTAATTTTACATCATAACCACTATCTTCAATTAGTGATTCTTCAGTTTGAGTAGATGATTTTTGTTTTAATGAATTTGAATAATCATCAGCAGATAATTCGCCTGTAGCTAATTTATTTGCTGTGTTTTCGTCTATACCTTGAGAAAGGTAAATGTTAAATGATTCTTTTTGATAATCGTTAAGTTCAGCCATGTCATTTTATTTTTTTTTACTTTGTCTATCCTTAATTATTTGAATTATATCTTCTTGATCAATATCTCTTTTTTCTTTAAATACATCAAAGTATCCTTTTTTTTCTTGATCTTTATAAACAGGTTCTAGCTGTTGATGATAATAGGCATTAACAATTTGAAAAGATGAATTATCTTTATCAGTTCCATAAAGCGCAATTAAAGTTTCTGAATCTACTTTATCTTTATATTTATCAGCTAATTCTTTTGCAGCAGCATCTTGTGATTCAGCTCTAAAGTTAGAATTACCTTCACCTGCAAATGCAATATCATATGACTTACCAAAAGCACTTTCATTAATTTCTTTCGCTGCTTTTTCAGCAGCAACTAATGCTCTTAAAGCTTGTGGACTTGTACTTATATCTCCAACTGTTTGTAATAATATTTCTATATCTTTATTAGATACAGGATAAAGTTCTTTTACTTGACCAACTATTTGTCTTTTAGTTGCAGCTTCAAATATTTCTTTAAATTCAATTAAGTCTTTATCACTAAATTCTTTTGTATCTTGATTCCTTCCTATTAAAGCATTTGCTTTTTCTAATAAACCTACTTCATCTAATACTTTTTCAAGTCCTTTAAAAGAAGATTCTAAAATACCAGTAGGCGGAACTTTTCCACCTTTTGCAAGTTTATATATTTCATTAAATCTAGTATCAACAGATTGATAATTTTTTCTATTTATTTCAAAATCATCAGCATAAGTTGTATAAAGTTTTGATAAAGCAGTTTCTTTACCTGACATATATTTAGTTTTAGCTGCAGCTGCAGCTTTTAATTTACTTGCTTCTATTTTAGCTTTAGCTAAATCAGTTGCAATAAATCCTTTTTCAGCTTTTAATAATCCTTCTGCAATAGAACCTACTGGTGATTTAGCTTGTCCTATAGGTCTTATACCAGAAGAAGCATTTATAATTTCTAAACCTCTCATAAAATTTTTCTTTTTTTCAGGATCTTGAGATATTTCTTCAATCTTATCTGGAACAGCTTGAGCTATTGCAGAAAGATTTGATCCTACATCTTGAACAAAAGCAGACGCAGAACTTCCTATATCTGATAAAGCACCTTTTATATCAATAGAAAATTTACCATCATCTGTTTTAATTACTTCTTTTTCATCAACAGTTTCTGTTTCTACTTCTTTAGGAATAGTTCCTTTTGTTCCTCCCATTTGAGATTCTAAAGAAGTAATCAAACCTTTATCTTCAGCTAATTCTAAATCTAGTTTATCTTTGTCAGATAATTTATTATATTTATCTTCTGACAATTGTATTTTTACAGGACCATCTTCTGTTTGTGCAAATTTAATAGCCATTAAACCTCCTTAAATTCTACATCGAGTTTAGTGTAATTTACTTTTAAATATCCATCATCGCCAACAAAAGAAGCTTGTGGTACTTGATGTGCCATGACACCTTGATAAGTTTTATCATCGCCTTTATATTTAAAGTTATAAATATTAATACCTGATGGTGATTTACCAATTAAATTAATATCTTCTTTTAATCTTATATCAGAATTCATAGCAGTAAATGCTCCTGCAACTTGACCAAACATACTTGGTCCAGCAACTGGTGTAGTAGTGTAACCAGTTCTTTCTTCTCCGTAACTTCTTATAGGAGCACCTGATAAAGCACCAATCATTTGTTTAACTTGATTAGCTCCAAATTCTCTTTCTTCTATAAAGTCACGATATCCTTCTGCAAGTCCAGCTTGTTGTATACCTCTAGCTTGAGTTCCAAAACCAGCAAGGCCTGCTGATGCTTGTTGTAATGCACCTATTTGATTTTGTGCTGCACCTAATTGTGCACCAAGTCCTGACATTTGGGCTGATCTATCTGCCATAAATCTATTAGCACCAGATTCAAAACCAGCTTGTCTTAATCTAGATGATGTATCTCCTACACTATCAATATATCTTTCTGCTCCTAAAACATTTTGAATAGCTTGTCTAGATCCACCAAAAGCTCCTGCACCTACCGCTGAAGCATCCATTGATTTTTGAGTTTGTCCATAAGCTTCTCCTAAATCTTTTAAAGCTCCTGAAACAACTCTATCTTCATATGGATTAGCATAAGCTTGAGCTGTTGCTGTATCATAAGTTTGAGCACTTGTATTTGCAATTTGTTGACCAATACCTGCAAGTTGGCCTGCTTGAGGTACTATTTGATTTTGATAAATATTACCAGCTTGTATTTCATAAGGATCAAGTTGAGCTACACGTTGACCTTGATAAGCTTGAAAAGGTTTACTAAATTCTTGTTCACCTCGTCTTAAAGTTCTTTCTTGAATTTCTTTAAAATATTCAGGTATGTCATAGCTAGTTGTTGACTGCGATGGTGCCTGAACTGTTGTAACACTTGGTTTGAAAATACTACCCATTGACTATATAAGTTCCTCCGATAACTTTAAATCCTAATTTATTAAAAGCTTTGTCTTTTCTTTCAACGTCTTTACCTTGAAAGATTTCGCATATCGCAGTTACTTTATTTGCTAGTGCGTATTCTTTAAAAACTACCATTATAGAACGAAAGATCCTAAAGTTTCTATGTTTAGGATTAACATGTAACCATAAAGTTCTCATGAACTTTTTGTCACTATACCATGTTTCATCAACTGTTGCAGCCAATGTTCCTACAATAATATTTTCATGTTCTACTACTATAACAAAACTATTCTTAATGTAAAATACTATATTTTCAAGAGCTTTAGTATTATTAGTGTTTCCAAAGTTGAATGGAGCCTCTGTAAGCCACGTTTTAAGTAGTTCTCTTATTCTAACAGCATCTGATATACGAGCTGGTCTTATTATATATTTATCTTTTTCCATCTTGTTTTATGTTTACTCTTAATGTTCCAAATCTCCAATTATCATCTAGAGCACTATTTTCTATTTTTACATTAGTTTGTCTTCCTCGAATACGAGTATTTAAAAAACTTGTAGTATTACTTACAGTTAAAGTTTCTCCTACTGTAGCTGTATCATTAGGATAGTCTTTTACTCTTAAAGTAATAGTTGCATTACCAGTTTGGTTTTGAAAATCTGGTATAATTTTATTAATAAAAGTAAAAGTTTCACCATCAGCTATATCTCCATCACCTGATTGTATAAAAGCTGGTAAAGCAGCACCATCAGCATTTACTCCTGATTCTTGAGCATAAATTATACTTCTTCCTTGAGTTACACCATTAATAGTAGTTATAGTAGTCACATTAGAATTAGGGAAATATTCAGAAGCTAATGGATTTAATTCAACTCCATTATCTTGATAAGTACTTCTATCCATAGTTCCAAAATACCATGAGTTTTCTAAATAGTTATAAATTACATAACGATTAATTTGATCAGCGGTACTAGAACAATAATACCATATTACTTCAGAGAAGTTAGAATTTTGACCAGCATAGACTTGTGAGTATTGAGCTTTATTAATATCGTCAAAGACATGATTAAGTATAGGACAAGGTATTTCTTGAACTGACCCTGCATATCTAAAAAATTGTCCATCAGACATCCAGTAAGCTACATCATCAATTACTATCGAAGAATTAAGACCAACAGCTCCACAGTCATTACCTAATTGTCTAAAACCAAATATAAAAGGTGGACCAATAAAAGACATTGAATTCATTGTTGTATCTGTCCATACAAGCATAGTTCCTTTAGCAGGTCTTGCACAACGTATTTCACTTCCTCCAGCAATTCTTTGTGATCCCGCAGAATTAACTACATTAGGTGACCATTGATTATAATTTTCTTGATCAGACCAACGTATAAACATTTTATCTTGACTTGCTGTATTACCAATTTCAGTTTCTGTACCTAAACAAACTACATGTCTAGTTTCTGTAGATATCATTGAAAGAGTAGAATTAGAAGGAGCATTAGCAACAGCGGTACATCTATTATTAGTCATTCCACCAGATAGATTCCATTCAAAAGTTGCTCCATCTTTTTGTGTTATAATTAAATCTTCTCCCCAGTTATTTATAGACCACAATCTTGCATCAAGAACTACATTAGATGATGATCTAGGAGTTCCCCATGTTCCAGTATTCCAAGTACCTGATCCCCAACCAAAACCAAAAGTTTGAACAGATGGACCTATACCTATTTGATAAGCTGCAGTACAATTAGCAGTTGGTGCAACATTAGCATTTGCTGTAGCACTGCTTTGTATAACATAAGCATTAGTATTAGATATAGTTAAAATTTCATATTCTGCATCAAGAGTTGCAGCTGAAATTCCACCTACTGTTGCAGAAACATTACTTAAAGTTACAAAATCTCCTTGAGAAGCTCCATGACCATTATCTGTAATAGTAATTAAATTACTACCTGATGTAGTACTAATTGCATTAGTTAGTGAATCTGTTGATCTTATAGGAGTAATATCTTGACTTGTACCTGAAGCATAAGCATAAATTTTTCTATCTGTTCCAAGAGCTTCATAACGACCACCATCTAAACCAAACCATTGTTCTAAAGCTCGTCCTACACCAACATAATAACCAGTACTAAATTTAGTCCATCCACCTATTTTTTGTGGTAAACCTTTTCTAAATCTTACTTTATCGCAATCTATCCATTTACTTTCAGCACCTGTAGGTGTGTTTTCAGTATCTATTCCAGGTTGAAAATTTAATCGAGTTAATGGCATAAATTTATACTATTTTTTTGTTATTATATATTAAATAAAAGAAAGAAGTAAGCCTATTTTACAGCTTTTTCCAAGTATCTGGATTAGGTATTAAAATCTCGCTTATAGTATTTACTTTCGAAGTCATTATAATATCACCACTTATTGATATACGAGGAGATTGTTCTTTTGTTTTTTCAGTGCCGTGTTTAAGAGAACTTGGAAATATAATTAATTGACCTGGTTCATTATTAATTAATACATTTTGATGATTTTGATCATTCCATTCTGTAGCATCTGGCATATAAAATCTTTGATTCGGTTCATAAAATGTTATTGATGAATGATTTTTATTTTTTTTAACATAATATACAAAGCTAAAATGACTAGCTCCATGATCATGAGCAGCAATATGTTGGTCTTTTTCTGTGTAAGCTACCCAAGATTTAGTAATAAAATAGTCTACATTTTTATATTTTAAATTGTTTAAAAAAACATTTAAATTTATTTTTAATTCAGAAAAAAAATTATTAAATTTTTTATTTAATTGAAGTTGATCTCCATAAAGAGCTTCAAATGATTCAACGCCACCTTCTAGTAAAGGACCTGCTTTATCAGAAGTAAAAGAATAGCCTGTCTTATGAAGTTTAAAATAATCATTTTTACATTTTGGTGAACATATATCTTTTTCAATTATAGGTATAAGTTCCTCGTTAATTTTTTCAAAGTTATTTAATTTAGAAATACCTATTAAAGATCCTAGTATTCTAGCTGTCTCCATCTAATTTTCCCATAGAATCAAACCATATATAACTATTTAATTTTGATATAAATTTTTCCATATCATTATCTTTTACTATATAAGCTTCAATTTCTGTGCAAAAATTTTTAATTGCTTCGTATCTATGATGACCATCTAGTAAAATATTATTATTATCTATAACTAACGGACATAGTAAACCATTAAGTTTAATATCAATTTCAAGCTGATCAATTAAATCTTGGTTATTATTATCTTGATTAGGTTTTATATCTTTTATTTTAATTTTTTTAATTAAACTATTAAATATAATTTTTTTAGGTTTTAAAAACATTTATTGTATACGAAGAAATCTATATTGAATTTCACCACTACCACCTGCTGCTCCATTTGTAGAACCAGAATTTGTTGGTGAACTACCTGATGAGACTTGAGCTGATCCACCTCCACCACCAGATCCTCTTGTACCAGCTGAACCATTTGAACCACCTCCAGAAGATGATCCTCCTGAACCTCCTGCAACATTTCCAGAATAAGAATTAGCACCATCAGATCCGTTAATTCTACAGTTGTCTCCACCACAGTTATTATTATTATCACCTACTGCACCGTTACCAGATTGATTAAAAGTTCCAACAGGACCACCATTTAAACTTGTTACATTTATAGTTGATCCACTTGCATTTCTAAAAGTTCCTGATGTAACTGCAGTTGCAATACCTGAAGCAGTTCCTGCTGTACCAGAAGTATTAGTTCTTACAGGTCCTTTAACACTTCCGTTTAATCCACTAGATCCGCCACCACCTCCAAGAGTAAATAAAGCTCCTGTACTTGATCCAGAAAGTGTTGTACTTGTTCCAGCACTTGCTGAAAGATTAAATTTATTACCAGGGTTACCTGCTGCTCCACTAGCACCTACTCCATAAGAAATAGTTTCACCTTGAGTAACACTAAATACTTTATCAGAAATAAAAGCACCAGACCCACCACCAGCACCAGCAGATTCACCACCTGCTTTATCGTAATCTGCTCCTGAAACAGCGCCACCACCACCACCAACTGCAGCTTGAATATGAATTGCGTTAGCTTGAGCAGGAACTGTAAATGTTGCTGAACCAGAAGATACTGTTACAAAAGAAGTTGCTTCAAAAGCACTGAAAACTAATTTCCAAACTCCTGATACTTTTCCATAAATTTCATCAGCTTCTTTCCATACACCTGATACTTTTCCAAAAGCATTTTCTATCTCTTTAAATATACCAGAAACTTTTCCGTATGTATTAGCCATTATAATCTTATATATCCTAATGCTTCATCTGTATTAATTTCATCTGGATCTTCTAAAATATCAATTCTTTTAACTTTATCAACATTATTTTTTTCATTTCTAAAAACTTGTTCTACATCTTTTATATTCGAATTTGATATATAAACTTCTTCTAAACTACTAATCTCATTAGTTGAATAATAAAATTTATAAGTAGCCATTTAAATTCCTATGAATATTTAAACCAAATATCTCCGTCACTTCCACCAGATGGACTAGATGTACTTATTGTAAATTTTCTTTGAAGTTTTGCAGCGGTTACTGCATCAGTTCCTAATTTATTTGTTGTAACTGCTCCATCTAAAATTTTTGCTTCAGTAATATTATTGTTTAAAATTTTTGCAGTTATAATTGCATCATTTGGTATTTTTGCAGTTGTTACATTATTATCAGCAATTTTTGCAGTTGTAATTGCGTTGTCAGCAATTTGAGCAGTTCCTATACTTCCTTGTAAAGTATTTAAAGCAATTTCAGTTATATTAGTTCCATCTGAAAAAGCTGCACTTATTTTACCTTCTTCTAAAGTAAAACCAGTTCCACCGACAGTTTTAAAAGTTAAAGTATTTCCACTATGAGTAGTGGCATCTTGTAATATATAAAATTTTTCTATACCGTTTGGAACTAAAACTTGTCTTGCTGCCGCTAAAGTTCCTGTAAATTTTAATACCATATTTCTAGCATTAGAAATAGAAGCATCTGTCATTACTAAAGTAACATCTGCTGATGCAACATTTATTGATTGAAAACCTGATATTGCTTGTTGAATAAGATTTAAATTATTATTAGTTTTATCTCCCCAGGTACTAGCATTTTCTCCAGTAGCTTGAAGCTCTAATTTAAGGTCTGATGAATAAGATGAAGCCATATAATTTTATACTCCTATTTTGTTATTTTGTAAATTACTAAATATTTGTCCAAGTAGTCGTATTTCCTGTAGTAATATTAGTCCAAGTTACAGTTCCACCTTGAGAAATTGGATCCCAAAATCTTAAATTAGCAGGTATAACATTTATTTGTTGACCAATTATAGGTAAAATATTTCCAGTACTAGGTTCTATTGTAGCTAGTGACATAATCATTTGTTGACCAGTTACACTTAAAATTTGAGCTGCACTTATTGTAATAGATCCAACATTAGTATTTGCAGATTGTCCTATTAATGAAATAAAATTAGATGTGTTAGGTGTAATTGAATTTAAAAGTATATTAGATTGTTGACCATTTACTGGTAAAAAAACCGAAGTTGATTGTGTTGTATTTCCTAAATGAGTATTAATAGTAAATTCAGGAACACTTATAGTCATAGATCCACCAGCGGCTATTGCGAAAGTTCCGATAGTTGAATTAATTGGTTGACCAGTTATATTTAATATTTGTGAAGTATTTGGTATAACAGAATTTACAGATGTATTTAATTGTTGACCTGTTAAAAGAACTGTAGATACAGCATCAACAGTTCCTAAAGATGTATTTAATTGTTGACCTGTTACATCGATAAATACAGGTCCACCGCCTAATGCTGCAATGGGTGATTGTGCTAATGCCGTTATCCCAAGCATTGATTAAGCTCCTTTTTTAAGTTCGTCTATTTCTGCTTTTAATTCTTTAATTGCATTAACTAATACTGGTATTAAATGAGCATTCGTTACTTTTAAATTTTCTTCATCCTCATTACTAATAATAACATTATTATCACCTT